AATCCAGATTAGCTGATTTAGCTTCACGTAGAAAATATCTTACACCTGATGAACAAAGAATGATTAAACGTCAAAGCGGAATAAATTTGACTAGAACAAACATTCTTGGTGATTTACCATATAAGTTACCTATTATAGATGCAGTCGGAGATACAGGATTTACTACACCGGACGGTAGAACAGTATATGATGATAGAAGAACAAGTAAATTGTACGTTCTACAAACACCACAAGAACGTGTCGCAGAATTAACTGCAACTTCTACAAATAGACTATCGGCAACGGCAGCGGAATTTAAGTCTACATTAAGTACAGTCAGTACAGCTATAGCCACTGCGTCAGAAGTACAGGCTACAATGAATAACCAAGTACTTAAAGCACAATTTGGTCAAGCGGTAATAGAACAAGCAAAAGAATCTTATAATATAACATCACAAGCTAGAGCACAAGCACAAGCTACAGAAGAAGAAAGTGCTGCAAGGATTAGTGAGGATACTCCTGTAATAAATTTTGGTGATTTACAACGTGATGAGTTTTCAATAGATAGAGCAACAAAAACAGTAACAACAACAATACGACGATTATCGGCAGCTCAAGCAACAAATGAAGCTACAAACTATAATACAAGAACCGCTGCAAACAATGGATATACTATACCATTAACTATAAATACAGGTGGACCTAGACGGATAGATGTAAATGGACAAGCTACTTACGAATTGGTACTAAGTATTGGATACGCTAGTGCGTCATTATCATGAACATAACCACTATACAATCATTTACAACGTTAAAATCAGTCTAAATCGTTCTAAATCATAGTATTTAGATATTTAAATAGAGGGGCTAAAATGGTTATTTTTTCAAGGAGAACAAAATGGATAAGACATTATTAAAAGCTTACATTCGTACTGTTGTGGAAGAAGAAGTTAACAGAATTCTCCCAGAACTTTTGGGTGAAGCTGTGGCACAAATTAAAGGTACACAACAAGTTAATGAAACAGTATCAGTACCAAGTAAGCCAAAACTTGACCGTTCAAAGTTGGCAGCGATGATGGGATTGGAACGTATCGGAGACACTATTACCGCTACTACAAAAAATATGCCACTCCCAGAAAATATCCCACAAGGTATTAATTTAAATGACCCATCTGTGAAACCAGCCGTAGAAGCTATTACAAAAGATTATAGCGCTTTGATGAAAAAGATGGGATTGAGTAAGTAAGATGGCAAAAACCGTATATCTTGGTTCTACACTTCCTTTACAACGAGGTAATCGTGGGTATTTTCAAACCACGGTAGACCCGTTAGAAAATGAAAAATCAAAGTTTATTAACTTGATATTGACCAAGAAAGGTGAACGTGTATCAAATCCAAACTTTGGATGCGACTTATGGCGTTTGTTATTTGAACAAAAAAACGCTGACACCCAGGATCTAGCCAAGCAATATGTTATTGACGCAGTTAACTTGTTCATGCCTTATCTAGTTTTACAAGAAATTGAAGTAACAAATTTAGATACATTTCTAAATGATAATTTTATTACTTTGTATGTAAAATATGGATTTTCAAATAACCCCCTAGCGTCAGATTCCGTTTTGTTGAGTCTTGGGACAGGTGGAATCGTTACATCTGGAAGAGTGGTTACGTCAAACGCTGTAGATACACAAAACGATCCATTAGCAATAAGATCTTTAGGAAGAAGAACAGCTTCCAACGGATTAACTATTTAATTTGAGATAGGAAATGGCTACAACCAATAACGTATTAAATAAATTATCAGTAGCACCGAAGGAAGTTAGTTATCTCAACAAGTCTTTCGTGGACTTCAAGGGTGACCTAATTACCTTTATTAAAAATTACTATCCGACTACTTGGACAGACTTTAATGAAGCAAATCCAGGTATGATTATGTTAGAATTGGCAGCATATGTTGGTGACGTACTATCTTTTTATGTAGATAATCAATTTAAAGAAAATCTTTTAGCATATGCTGAAGAAGAAGGAAACGTCATCAGTATAGCACAGGCTATGGGATACAAACCAAAAACAATAATTCCAGCAACCGCGGAAGTATTAATATCGCAAATCGTTCCTGCACTTGGTGCTGAAGAAGGATATATTCCTGACGCAACATACTTCTTAAAAATAGACAGAAATTCTACGATGTCTACACCAGCACCTAATGTGGTAACATTTAGAACGACAGAAATTGTAGACTTCTCTGACCCTATGAATAGAGTTGTTGTTCCAAGAACATTGGACTCTACAACTTTATTACCAGTTACATATTTAGTCACCAAAAAAGTTAAAGTTGTTGCAGGTGACGTTAGACAGGAAACATTTACATTTGGTGATCCAGAAAAGTTTTCTACAATTACTATTGGAGACATAAACGTAACAGGAATAAGTGACGTTGTAGATGCTGATGGTTATCGATTTTACGAAGTAGATTATTTGGGTCAAGATACAATTATAGATGATAAAGACGTAAATTATGTAGCAAGTGTAAGTGAATCCGCTAGCCCAACATATGCAATCAAATATAGAACTGTACCTCGTAGATTTGTTACAAGATTAACACCAGACAAAAGAACACAATTGATATTTGGTTCTGGACGGGGTAATGCATCCGAAGATATAGTATACTTGGATTCTCAACAAGTAGCAAATTCAGAATACGGTACACAATTAGCAAGTGTTTCATTAAGTAATACCGATTTATTAAATACTGATAATTTTGGTATTGCACCTGCAAACACAACACTAACAGTAACTTACTTTTCTGGTGGTGGTGTACAATCAAACACAGCATCGGGAACAATAGTAAATGTTGGACAACTAAATATTCTAAATAGAACGACAGAATTAAACCAAAGTGAACTTGCGTTATTTAATGACACGGTAAATACGGTAACCGTGTTTAACGAAATGCCAGCAACGGGTGGTCAAGATGGAGAAACTGTAGAAGAAATTCGTCAAAGAGCACTAGCCATACACAGTTCGCAAAACAGAATAGTTACACGTAGAGATTATGAGGCTCGTGTTCTAGCGATGCCAGCAAAATATGGTGCAGTAGTAAAGGTATTAGCTGTACCCGATACGGCACAAAGCACAATTCAAACAGAACAAACACCAGAAGGACAAGTCATTACTGCTCCAAAACCAAACGCAATCAATCTGTACGTTCTTGGATATAATCAAAGTAAAAAATTGACAACTCTTAACAGTATGGTTAAGAAAAATCTTCAACAATATTTAGCACAATACAGAATGTTGACAGATCAAGTCAATATTTTAGATGCATTTATTGTTAACATCGGTGTAAATTTTGACATTACTGTGTTTAAAAATTACAATATGCAAGATGTTATGGCTGTATGTTTGGGTGCTGTAAAAGAATACTTCGATAACAGTAAGTGGAATATCAACCAGCCAATTCGTTTGGGTGATTTAGCGTTATTAATACAAGCACAAGATGGTGTACAAAGTGTAAATTTCTTGGAAATTACAAACAAGTATTTCTATAAAGATGGTAGAGACTATCAACTATACCGTTATGATATAGCAGATGCAACCGTTGATGGAATTGTATATCCATCACTAGACCCATGTATCTTCGAAGTTAGATACCCAGAAGATGATATTGTAGGAAGTGCAAAACAATGAGATTATTATTAACCGCCTCCGCAGATAACACATTATATGAACGTATTCCAACGGTCAACGCTGGATTGGATGAAATAATTGAAGTGGGAACATTACTACATCCTGACGATTTGGAATTCGTTTATACAGCTAGTGCAGCACGAACAATTATAAATTTTAAATTACCAGTAAGTGGTACAATACCAGAAACTGCGTCTTTCTATTTAAATTTAAAAATTGCAAACGCACAAAAATTAGAATATTCTCAACAATTAGATATATTTGAAATTTCTGGTTCGTCTTGGGTTGAAGGTAGTGGGTATCTGTATCAATCTAATATAATAGGACCAACAATCAGAAACTATTCATATTATGTATGGAACAGGGATCCTAAAATAGATACCGGTAGTATTTTTTCAAATTCTGCAACCGTAGATCCACCAATAAAAAAATCAAACGATGGATCTACATGGAATAATAAAAATTCTGCTATAAGTGCATCGTGGACAACACCTGGTGGTGACTATTATCTCAATCCATCACAAAGCATTACATTATCGGAATATCCACTACAAGATTTAAGAATCGATGTTTCTTCTATAATGCAAGGTGTTATTTACAACAATAGAGATTTTAAGGGACTTATAGTTAAATTCTCATCCGCATCGGAAGCGGACATAAATAATCAAGGAAATATCAAGTTTTTCTCTAAACAAACACACACTGTACATCAACCAATTTTAGAAGTCGTGTGGGATACAGCTGTGTTTTCTACTGGTTCGTTAAAGCCAATACCAAATACATACGATATTGAAGTAGTTCCAAAGAATCCAAAAGAAACATACATTCGTGGGTCAAAAGAAAAGATAAGATTTGTAGTTAGAGACAAATATCCACGAAAGAATTTTGATGCAACATTAAGATATAAAAATGTTTACTATTTACCAACTTCTTCGTATTTTGGTATTGTTGATAGACAAGCAGGAGCAACAGTATCACCAATAGATGCTTTTGCAAAATTAAGTTGCGATGCA